CCGGGCTCAAGTGCTTTTTTATAATATTGCTCGTCTAGGCTTATCCGGAGATCATTGTGCCTAGTGTTCTACCAACCGCTGTACCAATGCCGGTACCTGTTGGAGTTTGTACTGCGTTATCAAAGCGCATGGTTAATGCGATTTGTACAGGGTCACTAGAGCTGTATGCCATGTCACCGTAGTCCACGCTGCTCAACATACATCCGTATAGTTCCCAAGTTTCTAAAACGTTAGGCTGGTTAGCACCATTACCGCCGTCTAGTACTTCGTAACGTAACAAGAACTTGTAGTCAATACCACTTGCTGCACTAGATTGTTCAGCAAAGTCAAATTGCTTCTGGATTTGTTCGCCAACTAAGCGGCTTACGTTACCAGCAGCATCGTCGCGTAGGTTAACTGTAATCTCTTGCCATTCTGGTTTACCTTGCAAATATACTTTGCTGTTGTAAACGTCAACAGTAATAGGGTTGAAGTTAACGTTAGGACGTTTGATGTCAACTACTTGTTTTGTTAATTCTGTTTTGTCAGCACTTACACCAAAGTTTTCAAAAGTAGCGCGGAAGCGATACTTCAACTTTGGCATTAGCAAACCCTGTGCTGATGCACTTTGGTTAGTTGCCAATGGTACTGTAATTCTTGTTAATGATGATACTGCCATCTTATTCTCCTGTTAAGGTATTTACCTAATTTTGGGTGAGTTAACGGGACCGGTATGGTCCCGTTATATACCTACTTTATGCGCCTAATTGCTTAATGCCACCTGGATTATACAAGCGGATTGGAATGTAGATAAACTCAACATCCTTCATTGGCTCAATAGCGATATCAACATACAACTCATTACGTGCAATACGTGTTGGTGTATTGTTGCTGTCGTCACATACTACCAAGTAGTCGTACACACCGCGCTTGCTTACCAAGTCGTTTACTGCACCACTGATAATAGTCTTCAACTGGTCGCGTGTGATCTTGTCGTTTGGTTCAAACAAGAAGCCGTTACCAACGCTAGCAAGAATTGTACGGATGTAGTTAACTAGACGAGCTACGTTTACACGATCCATTGCGCTTGCAACTGGGTTACGAGTCTTTTGACCCCATACAACTAAACCAATTCCTGGCAAGTTAGTGATTGGGTTAATCTTGTTTTCATACAAGCTATCACGTAGACCTTGGTTAACACCAATTGGGTTATACTCACCAGTCATTGCGTCAATGTAACCTACGCTGTTAGCGTTGTCAACTAAACCACGGCGTGTACCAGCTGGTGCAAACCATTGATAGCTAATGTTATCACTGTGCAAGAATGTACGTAGAGCAACGTGACTTGCTGGAACAACAATAGTGTTACCTTGCACGTCATTTGTTTGCGCTGCGCCTGGGTAGTAAACACCTAGGTACGGATCGTTTGTTGTCAAACCAGTTGCGTTATCTGTGTTGTTGCTCCAATTGATCAAATCAATTGTGTTTGGAGCTAAACGGAACGGTGTATCACCAATAATGAACGCTGTGTTTTGACGGTCGTTGTTTAGAGCAACCATGTTAGCAATAAGTTCTTGGTAACCAGGAGCTGCAATCAAGTTGAATGCGTATTGGTCTTCACGAACTGCTGTGTTGCCGTCCAATGCTGCCTTCAATGCGCTAACAACCATATGGCGTTGAGCTTGGTGACCAGCATACATGCTGCCATTGTCCTTCAATCCACTTGCGCTTACCCATGCGTTAGCCACAGTTGGCAATGAATCGTCTGGGAAGTTAGCTTCGCTGAAGTAGTTGCTTACAAAACGCTTAACGTTATAACCGCTGCGGCGTGTGTTAAACAACAATGTACCACGTGGATACAAACGATAATCAGGAGCGTCAAGATCCAAGTAATCGCTAGTCAACAAATCTGTGATAGTTGGCAAGCTGCCGCTAACTGGATCTACTGTACCTGCTGTGCCCCAACGTGCATCAGCAAAGATGATACCGTTTTGACCAACTTGGTCTGTGTTATCAATCTTAACCCATGTAGTAGAGCTGAAGCGATACAATGCTGGCCAGTTCTCTAAGTCGCTTGTGTCTAACCACAAATCGCCCGCTGCTAATGCGCTGCCACTAACTTGAGTGGTTGGCTTGCTTGCGCTAACAATAACCCCGTTGTCATCAGTCAATGACAAGTTGTAACCGCGTGCATCATTGGTTTCATTTTGGTAACCCATCCAGCCGGTTGTGGTGTTGATCATAACATCAACATCAGTAGCTGAACCGTAGTACCATAGTGTACCATCTACTGGATCTTGGGTTGGCTCATTTACACTGTATGTATATGCCAATGGGCTCCAGTTAGTTAGTTCCAATGCACCAGTTGCATTAGCTTGCACACCTGCAATAGTTGTATCAAAACCTGCATCGGCTACCGGAGTACCAGTAACGTTAGTCAATTTGATATCGCCACCGTACTTGTGAGTCAATGTGATTGTTTTAGCAGTAGTATCTGCAGAAACTGTAAGTTCAGGAATGTTTGCTGCTTGAATAGCCGCTGCAAAGTTAGCTAATCCTGTGCTGCTCAATGAGATTGAGTAAGTGGTTAGCGCACTAGTTCCAATCGAAGTTACAGTGATCGTAAATGCGTTACCAGAGGTAAATGGGTTTATACTGGCTGCTGCATTACTAGTGATCTTAGTTGCGCCTGCTACACGACGGTAGTAAGGCTTAAAGTCGCCAACAGTACCATCAGTTACATCGTAACGAACATATAGGGTACCCGCTGCAATGTTAAATCCGCCAGCAGTTGGATCCAAGTTAAAGATTGCATTGGTTGGATGGTTGTACAATGGGGCTGCTTGTGCAGTCCATGTACCTGTTCCTGCGCTGTACTTCTTGATAACAATGTCAGCACCGCCACCAATTGCGCTAGTCTTAAAGAATACGCTACCACTTGGACGTGGTGTTGTATCTGTGCTTCTCCATGCTGGAATAGCCACATAAGAACCGTATGTTGAAGTTGGTGCATTGTATGTACCAGCAGCAATACCCAATGTTGCCAATGGAGTTTGTGCGCTGTCAGCAATAACTACTGCATCGTTCAATGCCAAATCAGTTGCAAGGATTTCTAGCTTGTTGTTTACTGCACGGGCCGTAACACCTGTGATAGTTGCTGCGTTAATTGCAGTAACTACATCAGCTAATGATTTAGTAACGCTTGTGCTACCAACAGTAACGCTAGTACCGTTAATTGTGATTGCTGCTGCTGGTGATGCAGATGCAATTACTGGACTAGAAGTTGTGCCACGGATTGTAGCGTGGTCGGCTTGCCATGTACGGCTACCTAGAACCGCCCATGCGTTTGTTGTTAACTTCTTGAATGTATACCAAACGCTAGAAGAGAATCCGCCTGAACCAGCTGGGTTTAATACCACTGCGTAAGAACCAATTTCGCCAACGCTTGCTAGAGGAGTGTTAATACCACCAACGTTTGAGTATTGAGCGCTATCTGTAATAACTGCTGGAGTTACTGCGTTGAATACGCCTGCGCTAGCATCCCATTCGTTGATACCCCAGTTTGAGTCTAATAGATCTAACCAGTATGTACCATCAGCTACAGTACCTGTAGGACGGTTGCTTGTTGCTTCCAATTGAGCTAAGTCGATATCAGCACGGATTGCATATACGCGGTTACCAATGCCTAATGCACTGTAAGCTGCCATCAAGCCGTATTCGTTGCGTTCGTCGCCGTGCAATGCTGTACCAGCACTGCTTTGTTGGAATGATGGATAACCAAATGCACTAACTAACTCACGTTGGCTAGCATACGCTTGTAACTTACCTGCATTTGCTTTTGTTGTACCCAATGCAGTTGCGCCTGCTGGATTTGTTTTGTCTTGAGCGGTAGCCAAGATGACCAATGGTACAGATCCAACTGCGCCTGGTACATATTGACTTTCGTCGGTTACACTTAATTGTAAACCTGGAGAAATTAGTGCCATATTGTGTTTCCTTTATAATACACGATATCAATATTTATTTGGATATGACAAAATTGGTCCGTTACGGTGCCCTTTG